CTCGAATGAATTGCCTGTACGCATTGTCATCAAGAACCAGTTCTGTTGACGCAGATTCAAATAAATCCTGAAACGGGGCGCGATCGTCGAGTGGGGAAAAAAGATCATCAAAGCCGCGAGAATTCGGGTTCTCATCAAAGCCAAATGCAATTTTTGGGATAGAGTACGGAATATTTCTGCCTATGCCGACAATGCGACCGATAATGTCCAGCCGGTCGCCAGTAGCATTATCCAGATCAAACTCATCGCTGAACGAGTCAATCCATTCGAATGTCCTGCGCCACATGCCTGCCTTCATTGCTATCTCGGCGGCGGCTGACGGCTTCTCCCAGTATTGCTTAATCAGGAGGTTGACGTAGTCAGATTCAAAGGTCACGGGATAACCTCCGTAACAGTAACGTCAGCGGATGCAATGCTGAACTTTTCATTCAACGCCGCGAGTATGATCCCGCCCGTCCACGTTGTCCCGGCGTCCCTGCTGATTTCCAGATTAGTAGGAACGAAGTTCCCGCCGGCGTTAAAGACCAAACGGTACAAACTATTGACCTTCAGCATGTCCCCGATGCTGAATTCCTGTTTCGCGATTTCTTGCCTAATGAGTTCGTCGTCTATCGGCAGATTTACGTCAACAAAAGTAGCATCCAGGCGCACAAGAACGGGCACATCAACAGGGCGGTCAAACGTCATGCTGTGAACAATGGTAAAAGTGGTGCCGTTGGGGCGCGTGAAATCCTCACTAAACGTTCCAGTTACCGCGCCAACAATCCCTTTTCCGCCGGTCTTGTTTTTAACCATCGTCTCAACAATATCAGATACCGCGCCGCCCTCAACCACTACCCACAAGCTGTGAGCGGGGATGCCGTCGGAGTCAGTCGTGTCCGTGTCGTTTTCGTACACGGCCACATCGGTGACGTTGGGCAGGTTTGCCAGAGCCGTGAACATTCTTCCGGTGCTGGATGATTGCGGGGTTTCGAGTGATCGATTCCGCCGAACGCGTAGCTCTTGATCTGTTTCCTCGTCAATGCCTACTGTGGCCGCTGTGGGGTTTGTGACAGACAGCACCCCGATAACAACTGTCACTGGATTAATCACGGTGGCCGGGTCAGCTTCAACCGCCCCGAAGTTTTCCGCGAAAAGCGTAACGGTTGTTGCGCCTGGCGGGATATCGATAGCATTGAGCGTGGTCCACGACTGCCCTAAATCATCTTCGACAGCATAATCCAGAGGAAGCGTAAGCGGTCGGTCGGTCGTTACCACAACGTCAACTTGCGAGCGCGTGGCTGGCCTGCGGGATATACCGGCCAATTTAATGATGCTGTTGAGGGATTGTCCGAGGGCAAAATCAGGATCGCGCTGGTTGTATTCGAGCGCGCCGAAGGATTGAGCGTCTAGGACAAGCTGCGTCTCGATTGCTACGCGCTGCCCGTCAGGACTGTCGGGGTCAAGGTTGATATCCTCGCCATAAATAGCCCGATAGCCCGCTGCCAGTTCGTCATAAATTTCCTGAAACGTCTGAACCTGTATTCCGTCAGGCGTGAATTTTGGAAGCGTCATGCGGTGAACTCCAATGTCTGAGGTTTAGACGCGCCGAACACGTCTGTATATCTAATTTTGATCTTAACACCTCTACTGCTATCACGCCCAATAATTTTTAATTCCTGGATTGAAATCACGCCCTCGGTTTGAAGCACGGTTGATTCCACAGCCCGAATGATGCGCTTTTCGGTTCCTGGGTTGCCCAGCAATTCGATCCAGTTTACTCCCGCATCAACGTCCAGATACCAGTCCTCCCGGAACGATCGTAGCCGCGTCTGCACGTTTTGCGCAATGGCGTCAGCGTTGCGCTTGTAAGCGGCGCGCCCTTTCCCAAATCTCCAATCACGGTTGCTGTCTAGTCCTGAAACTCTCATTATTGTGGCCCTCCTGTGGTCCCGCCACTGTCGCCTGGGTGGGTGTGACTACCGAAGTCGATGCCACCGATTGTAGCTGATGCCGCCGTGAGTTTTCCCGTGCATGTTATGTTGCCGTTAACCTGTATATCGCCAGTGATGGTTAAATTGCCAATCTGCGTAGTGTCGCCCTGGTGGGTATAATCCCCGTCCTGATTCGTGTCGCCGGTATGCTGGATAACGTCCGGTATAGTAAGCGCACCGGCCTGCGGGTTGATGCCGACAATGGCAATCCCGTCGCTGTAGTCGTGCATTCTGAACTCGGCTGGATCTTGAAAGTCTGCCCCGGAATACCATCGGTCGTAGCATCGCTCCGTGAGTATCAACAGGCAGTAATCGCCAACGGCAATCGGGTGCGCGGTATAACTCCCACCCCCTTGCATAAAAAGAGGTGGTACTTTTGTAAATTGTGGAAGTGTTATCGACTTGCCGTCAACCACCCGATTAATCACTGGCTGCACGCTGATCGTTTTAGCCTGAACTCCTGTTACTTTTGCAATGGTCGCAGTGTGGAGATTAGACAGCGCCTCTCCGATTGCGGAATTAAGGATGTCGATTAGCTGGCGTTTTTCATTCATAGCGTTTTAGTCCCGGCAGCGAGCGTCCCCGTGCATGTCTGCTTCCATGCGTCGCCGTAGTTGTCGCCGCTGTATGCGATTGTCTCAATGCGATATATCCCGTCAAGGTGCGGAGCCGTAGCACTCTTGAGACTCGCAAGCCCTCCGATTTTAACGGTCGGATTCATCAGCGTTTCAAAAGTCACCAGTTTACTCTCCCGTGTTGGTGTGCTGATAAGCCCGGTGGCCGCACTCACGACCGGCTTTAGCCCGCTCGTAACCTCATTATCTTTGATAACATATAGTTGCTCGTCGTCAATGTACCACGTCTCTCCCGGACCCACCATGTCATCGATTAGTCTCGCGCTGTTGCCGACCAGAACTTTGGGGCGGGTGAGAACTGGTCGATCCGTTATTTTTCCGGTTCCGGTATTCGGCATATCTTCAAGCGCCGCATCTAACGCCCTGCGGCCCCCTTCAACCGTTCGGGACGTGAAACTGTGCAGGAAATCATATCCACCGTCAAGACATTCGAGGGACGTTAAAAGATCCGGGCCTTGTCGTGAGTTGTTCCCGGTGTGAATGGTGCCCTTGAATATTAGCTCGATGCGGTCCTGATAGCCCACTGATAGACCGATAGGCATTATCTTCAGCTGCTCGGCATCTTTGACAAGCGATAGGCGTTTGCTCTCGGCCAAGTTGGTGATCTGGATATTCATCTTATTCAGACCACCCCGAATAGATTTTGTCACTTCAAAGACAACCTGCATCGGCGGTTTGATAACCACGTTACGACCATCTACGGTAATGACTAAAACATAATTACGGCTGAATCTTGGCGTTGTCAAAATGCCACCTCTGTTCCTCTGATCAGTTCCATCTCCCCGGCTTCGAGCATGTAAATATCACAGCGCCCGGAGCTGAAATCCTGGCGCTGGAACGGATCAATTCCGTTTCCGCTGCGGTCAATACAGATAAAATCAAAGGGCTGATTCTGGCTGAGCATGTGTAATACGCCAACGGACAACTTGAGACCGTAGACTTGATTGTTACCGAACTCAGCATCAAACATCCATATTTGAGTGCGCGGGTAAAATCGCAGCGTGAAGATGATTTCAGCCTTTTCAAACAGGATCGTATGCCGCTGGATAGGCTCATCTGTTATGTTCTGCAGTCGTCTCATTCTGGAATCCACCCAAACAGTTGCCCAAAATTGGTAGCCAAGCTCTCTTCCACTTCCTCACCTTCCTGCGTCCCTTTGTCAGTTTCCCCGCCTGTCTGCCCAGCCGTGGCAATGGCTGCGTTCTGAGCGGCGCTGGTTGCCATTGAAAAGGTATCAGCAGTTCTGATCTCTTGCGCTTCGAGGGTAAAGTTAATTGCTCGGTTTTGATTGTCGCGAGTGACTTCAAGAGATGTGATATACATATTTGCAAAAGACCCCAAAGAGGAGCTGATTTTTATTCTCTTGTCAGATGCCTGCAATCCCTTCATTGCGGCAAGAAAACTCTCGATATTGCTTGTCGTTTCTGTATCTTGATTGCCGAGGTACTTTGCCGCCCCCTGTGCCGCTGAGATTAGAGCATCGGCTTTATCCATTGCGCTCGTGAAGTCATTGACCAGCCCTGAAACTCTGCTTAGCTGCGCCTGTGTTCTGGCGGGTGCATACTGCGTGATGTTTCCGATCTGCGCTTGATGTTCCTGCAATATCGCAACTGGCTCACTCGGGAGAACAAAAAGATCCGAGACGTTCCCCTCGATGCTGAGGGTGATAGGCTCGCGAATGATGTGGTCATTGACGTGGCTGCCATCCTCAAGATACGTGACCGGGACGGATGCGCTGCGCTTGAATTTTTCGCTTATCTGCGCAAAGGCCGTAAAGCCGCCAATGCCGACCTCTTCGCCGTCCTTGCCGTCGTGCTCATACTGACCGTTGATATAGTCCCGGATTCCTCCGGTCTTAAAGTTGTTTTTTGCGTAGTCCGTAACCGTCGCCATTAGTGGCTCCTGCGTAGAGTTTGGGTATGTGCATCATCCATCTGGCGTTGTAGGTTGTCAGCCGCGGCCCTTCCTGCTCTCTCCGGATCGGACGTGCGGATCTCCATATTGACGTTCTGCTCGATACTGCTCGATGCTCCGCCTATGTTTGTTACAGTCCCGCCCGGCTGCATGGCCTGTGACTTTGGTATCATGTCTTCGCCGCCGAAAACCCCACCGACCCAGTTGCCCGCATCTCCGACCCAGTTGCCCACGTCACCGGCTATATTTGCAGCGCCCGATGCCACGTCACCGGCTATATTTGCAGCGCCCGATGCCACGTCACCGGCTATATTTGCCATACCCGACGCCGCATCCCCGGCTCCGCCGATAAGTTTCACGGCCCAGTCTGGCAGGATGTCCAGAGCCTTTTGCTTCAGCCAATTAAAAGCCTCACCAAATACGCTTCTGAATGCTTCAACCCACGAGTCGATTATTTCCATGAAGCCTTCGCCAATTTTCTCAAAGCCTTCGCTGAAATTGCCTGATAATATATCCCCTATGCCTTTGAATATTTTTACAATTCCGTCAAACAATCCAATAACTAAATTTGATACGACTTTAAATGCTTCTTTAAATCCTTCCACTATCATTTTCAGAACCGGCTGTATATCCCATCCGAAGAACTCCTCGAAAAAGTCCGCAATAACCGAATCGCCGCCCCGGAAAGCTACGATCAGATCATCCAGAACGAGTGCGATAGCTAAAATCCCGGCGGCAATTAACACGGCAGGAGAAAGTACAAAACCAAGCGCTGCGGCAAATCCAGAGGTTCCAATGGTTGCAATCGCAAACGCCGCGCCAGCAGCCAGGATAAATGGTGCCAGTCTTTTGAGCGCGTCAACCAAGTCGACGACAAACTCTACAGTTGCCTTCACGCCATCAACAATCCACTCGTTGTTTTTGGCGAGCAAATCGCTGAATCCTTCAGCCAGGTCTTCAAGCTCCGGCACAATAGCAACGGCAATTAGGTTTTTAAGTCCGCTCATTGCAGAATTCATCTCGGAGATGGATTCGTTATATTCTTTCAGCCCTTTTATATCTTCTGGGGATAGCGTGATACCCAGGTCACGAGCGCGCTGCTTGAGCTTCTCTGTCTCCGCGCTGGTCTGGCTGAGCATGGAAATCAGGCTGGGATCAATACCGAGCGCCTCGGCATAGCCCTGTTGCTCACTCATTGATAGGCCGAGCCGCTTAAAGCTGCTCCCCAATTCACCAAGGATTGTATCAGTGCTTTTTACGTCGCCATTTGC